TTTAATTTAGAAATCTCTTCTAGTGCTGGCTTAAAATATGGAGCGTGATCTAGAATAAATGTTTTAAAATGTACGTCACTAAAGAATAAGGAAGTAATACGTTCATTATCAATTGTAGGCAAAAAGAACTTTAGGTAATCTGCTTTTCTTTTAATAATTGGTAACGCCGCTTGAAAATTGTTCTCATCTTCGAAAAACTTTTGAGCCTTCTTTGCATCTTTTAGTTTAAAAAGGCTTTTAATTTTATCCTCTAGACTACCAAGCTTTAGGGTTGCAATGAGTTTTGTTGGGTTTGTTTCTAGCGGCAAAACGTCAAACAGGTCTCCACCCTCTTTCTGAATTTCTAGTGCGTAGTCTAAACGTCTAGGAGAAATTAATTTTTTACTTTTTTCTGGAATACCATTCCACCATTCAAGCGCAGATTTTGCCCAATCATTTCCGAATTTTTGTTTAAAATAATCTAGATCGGGAACAAAGGGAACTTTCATTCTAATTTGAAAACGGTCAATCTGTGCGCCATCAAGTTCTTCTACATCATATTCTTCATCTTCGTCATTGGGATTAATAGCCGCCCATACAACTTTAAGATTGGGAAATTTACGACCATTAATACTTTTGAATTGAACTAGCTCCATTGTTGCATTACGAATTTTTTTGTGGCTTCTATTGTATTCATCAATAAAAATAGCTTCTACATTTTCATCTGCCATTTTTTCTGGCAATACAAAGGAAAGTACATAATCATTTCCTTTTTTAATTTCTTTGGGAACGCCAACAAAGTCCACCCAAGGATCGAGGGTTGAACCAGAGAAATACAACCAATTTTTACAATTTTGACTAAAGACTTCTGTAACAAGAGTTGTTTTACCAGTACCATGACGACCTTCAAGCAATACATTCTTACCAAGTTTAAAATACTGGTTTAATTTGTTTTTAATTGTATTGATATCTTGAGCCATATTTGTATTATAAGATTTTTTAATTTAAAGTCTATTCAAAATTTTTAAGCTCATGTATTTTGCAACCTTGTGGAATATAGGCTGTAGTTCCATTGTCTGTTAAAAACCAGTTCCATTTTTTCTTTTGATCTTCGGGAATTTTTGCTCCATTACCCCATCCGTCAGTAAGAACCCAAACAAATGGTTTAGCTTGATTGTAATTATAAATGAAATCGGTAATACATCTAAAACTTGTTCCACCACCGCCTTCAAGTTTTTGTTTTTTAAGATCTACTTTATAAACTTGAGTGTCAAAAGCAAAATACTTAACATCAAATTTTTCTGGATCAAGACTTTTAGCAGCATGAAAAAATCTAGGGGCTAACCCCCAACAAGAGCCGCTTGTATCCATAAAAAACCAAGTAGCAATTTTTTCGCTTTCTGTTTTTCTTAATGTTTGCTCAACATCTGAAGGCAGGAATATATTAAAATTTAAATTATATAGACGACGATCTTTCATAACCCAATGAGATTCTAGCCCTTCGTCTTGTGACATTTTCTTTTCAAAACGTTTAATAACACTTTCCCATTTCTTTTTACGTTTAAATGGTTTATTTTCAATTTTTTGTATTAATCCACCCTTTGTGTTGCCAATACTTTGATTATCATCATTTTTACGAACATTTTTTTCCGCATCTTCTGAGATATTTTTTAAACTTTCTGCGTCTTCATCCGAAAGGTGGTTAACAATTTCTTGAACAGACTGTTCGGGAAAATCTCCAAGACCACTGTGATCACTGATTAAGCGTTTATTCTTTACAAATTTGGAGTCTTTAAGAAGACGATTGTAGTAGTACTCAAAACTATTCCAAGGCAAAATTGTTGGATCGTTATCAAAAGAATTATCAAGCCAGTAATATTCTGTTTTAGGATCTATTTCTTTTCGATTAAATTTAAAATATTTTACAAGCCCTTCATTAACAACAATATCCATAGCTTGATTTGCCAAGTTGGACATTTTTTTACCAGCACGCTTACCATGAGAATTAATTACATGTAGACATTCGTGTGCAATGATAAATTTTTTATTATGATTACTTTGTTTTTCCCAGAATTTTTTATTAATTAAGAATTCAATACAGTTACCCTCTTTATTGAAACCAACACACGCGGTAGGGACATCATTACTATAAACGGGTTTAACCAAACGCCAAAACTGATAAAATACTCCGTGATGCTCTAAAAGAGATTCTAGAATCTCCCTGTATTCATCATATGTAAGATTCTGGTTCACAAAAATTCTTTATCGGCTGCAATCTTAAGTTCTTCTGCGTCTTTATAGTAACCAGCATTGGCTAAAATTGCAGGAGCATAAACAACAAGATGTTCGTCTTCACTCTTCATTTTATCGTGTTGAATCATTAGGATCGCCCCGAATTCAATTTCATCAGAGTCTCCTAGGGCTGAAACAATCGTTTCAACTGCACGGGTAGCAATCTCGGAAGGTTCTGAATCAATACTGGCGCGAACTTCTTGAGACCAGTCTACGCCTTTTACTGTCCATGTTACTATCATATACTAAGTATGATAGAATAAATTGATTTAAAAATCAAGCCCTAAACTACCAACTCTTACAAGCCCAATATCTAGCTTTATATTTTGGACCAGGAGTCTCGCAACGATGTCTTGCACGAAAACTTTTTCTGCGAGCTGGGATATTTTTTTTGATTTTCATATTCGGATCTCCGAATCTTACAATAACAACATTGCCACTTTCGTTTGTAGTGTAAACCGCAAACTTTTTAGGACCTCCAGAAGTTCTAAAAGGTTTATTTAAAGTAACTTTTCTACCTTGATATTCAGCACCTTTAGCTCTTTCCCAAGCTTCTTTCTGTGGACGGTCTTTGTCTCCAGGTTTTGCTGGTTTATAATTTTTACCCTCTCTGGCTTTTTTCTTTCTGATATTCTCCCAAAGCCCAGCGGCTTCAACTTCTATAATTTCAGATTCATCTAATTCAACTTCTTCTGCTGTAACATATTCTGATTCTTGGGGAATGTAAAAATTATCTTCATCAATCTCTTCTTCGCTTCCGTATGCATCTTCTTCATTTTCACAATCTTCACATTCATCTAGATATGAATTTTCGAAGAGCGTCTCGTCGATTTCTTCATTCAAAGATGTCTCAAGGGCTCCAGCTGCAATTAGATCATTTTTAGCCTCTTCTAAATCTTGTTCCGAAAAAAAATCTGTTTCAAAACCGACTTTTAAAGTTTTAGTTCTTTCGTCAAAATGTTTATTAATTTTCATATTATACAAGATCGCTGTCAGCTTTTCTATAAGATTCTTTTACTTTGCCACCGCGAACCATCTTAAGAAACATATTGACTCGGGCCATCGCCCATCCACCCCGCGTCATTCCTGGACGATGAGAAGAAGAAAAGGCTCCTGCACCGCGACGATAAACCGCTTTTAACTGACCAAGGCTAACTTTTTTACTAGATTTGGCATTATGTTCTTTAACTTTATTTTTTAAAGCAGTAACAACAGCTTGTGTGAATTCAATTTTTGCGGCTTTTTGTTTGGTTGCAGTTCCTTTTGGATTTTTGCTCGACCCTTTTCTTCTTTCACTTGGTTTGGCTGGCGTTTGTGCAGAAGATCTAGGTCCCGATCTTGCCGACTCTAAAAAATAATTCGATAAAGAATTAGATATGTAATTAAATATATTATTCATTGCCTGTTGAAAAATCTTCCTGGTCTTTTACAAACATTACATAATTATGAATAGTGAGCATGTAATCTTCCGTAATGGCTATTTTGCCCTGTAACCAAGATTCGGTTAAATTTTCTTTAATCATAGGATTTTCTAAAGACTTTAAAATATTGTCAGCATGTTGTCGGATAGAGTTTAAAGAACCTACAGACATTTCATAAAAATCGTTTTTATATTCTTCTAGGGTTTCCGCCAGAGCCTTGTTCTTGTTGAGTTCAAACAACATTTCGTTATCGCCCTGTCCTATAACCAAACTTGCTTTGGCTTTCTTATCTCCCCACTGGGAATAACATACTGCAGCGCGCTGTTTTTGATTAGGGAAATCTTTATTCATTGTTTCTTCGCCCATACAACGAGAAACGAATTCACCCTGTTTTTCTGATTTTTTTGGAGCAACTAGAGGCATAATATATAATTTACACCTAAGAATTTGATAGTTTACTTCAAATCTCTCATATTTTTATATATTTTACAATCCTGTTTAACAATCTCGTCCGCAAAAACGGCATCCGTTCCTTTAAGGCGGCCCTTAATAATTACAATATCACCCTCTTCTGGAAACTGTCCGCCGTTTTTAGCCTTACAGTCTTCGAACAGTTCAAACCTACCGTCAAAAAGTAAAGCTGATATCTTTCCTGTATCGTCAGTAACGTTGGCCTTAAAAAACTTATTACCATTCCTTGACTTAGACTGTCTTGGCGGTTCATTAATTTCCCCGATAATTAAAATTCTATCGTTGTCTTCTTTTGTTTCAAAAGCGTCCTTGATTGTAATAAAATTATGATTACTGTGTTTAAAAATTTTAGTTAGGTTTTGACTGTAACTAAACCCCAAACAGTTTTTTTCATAAAAGTAATTTGTAAGTGCCTCATTACGAGAGTTTAATTCAAAGATTTGTCTGTAAGGCAAATATTTCTTTTTAAAGGTTTCAAATCTAGACTCCTTAATTTGCTTTTTGTCTACAAGTAGTTTAATAATATTAAGAATATTTTTATCTTCCCCATCGTCATGCAACGCTTTTACTAAACGTTTTTCTTTATCGGTAAGAAGATTAAACGCTTGCACCTGTAATACAAGGTGCGGCCTTGAAGACCCAAGATCGTCTAAAGCTCCAGCTTGAATTAATGCAGAAATAATTCCAATATTTAATCCAGCCTGTTTTGCAGCTAAGAAGCAATCAATTTTGTGATCATACTCGCCCCTAAACTTAACCAGCTTTTCAATTGAACTATCAGAAACGCCCTTGATCGCACTTAAACCATAACGAATATTTTTATCTTCTACAGTAAATCTTACGTCTGACTTCAACAAATGCGGTGGAAGCAATTTTATATTAAAATAAGGTAGCTCCCTTTCGATCTGTCTGATCTCATCCATTGGATCTGGAAGCTTTTGAACCGCATTAAGACATGCCGTAAAAAACTCAAGGGGATACTTATATTTAAGATAAACCGTCAGTGCCCCAAGATAGGCCACGCAATAACTGTGAGATTTATTAAACGAATAGTCGGCTGAATCTATCATGACCTTCCAAATTGCTTCTGCAACCTGTTCTCCAAAACCGTTCTTTTCGCAAGTTTCAAATACCTTGTCTTTCCATTTCGGCATTTCGTCGCGCTTCTTTTTACCAATGATACGGCGAATGTATTCAGATTCATCTGGTGTGAATCCGACTGTAACAAGAGCTTGAATTAATTGCTCTTGATAAAGCGGAAGATTTCTAGTCTCTGCAAACACTGATACAAGTTTTTCATGCGGGGCTTCTCCAGAAAAATTAATATAGTCTTTTTCGTAGGCTAGGGCTCCAGGTCTGGCGATAGCGTTTACGTCACTCAAATGCGAAATGTTCGCTGGGCGAATATTTTTACAAACACGGTAAGCGCAATCGGCACTAATCTGATAAAGACCATACGGCATTAAATCTTCTCTTTGAAGATGAGAATAAACTTCTTCATTATCGTCAAGATTAATGTCTTCAAGTTTCTCTGGGATTAATTCAAATACATTCTTAATAATTTCATTACTGATAAGCCCAAGAAGATCAAGCTTAATACCAAATTTGGCGGCAGTATTCATTTCATATGAAATCGCCAACTCGCCTTCTTTATTCATTTCTACGGGCACGAATTTATCCAATGGATAGCACGAAATAAAATAGCCGCTTGGATGGGTAGACTTTCCGCGAATAAGGCTTCTAAGTTTTAAAGCAATCTGATACGTCTCTGAATAACGATCAGCCCAATCTTTAAATTTCTCACTATTTTTATAAGAGTCTTCTATGTCTTCGACAACTCCGAAATGCTTACCGATAGTATCGGCCAAGCTACTAGCATCTTCTTCACTTGCTTCATTAATGATTTTAAAAACATCTTTTACAAGGATCTTACCAGAAAAAGTAGACACTGAAGAGATTTTGCAAACTTTATTCGGATAACATTTCTTAAGCCATTCAATAATTTCTTCTCTAACTCCACCCAAATTAATATCAACGTCTGGTGCAAGATCACCTTGGATATAGGTAATGCCATCAATGATTTCTTTCTTGGCACGAATCTTTGAAATAAAGCGGGTAAAAAATAGATTTTTATCAATAGGATCCACACCGGTAACCCCAATCAAATAGAAAATAAGACTTCCAGCCGCAGAACCACGGCCCCAATCAATAAAGGCCCCAAGCTGTCTAGCCTTATTGATAACGCGCCAAACTAGAAGAAAATAATCAATGAATCCTAAGTCTTTAACAATATCAAACTCTTCTTTGATACGATCAAGATAGATTTTCTTTTTATGTTCGGGAATCTTGTCACGAAATTTCTTCCAACCTTCGTTCACTAGCTGTTGAAGAAACTGTTCATTCGTATCCGCTTTATCGGCAAGTACACCCTTTTCATCTTTTGTAAAAGAAATGTTTGGCAACCTAACAAGGTTGACATTCTTCATTTCAATGTTTTTAAATTGTTCTAAAAATTTCATATTTCAATAGTTAAAATTTGTTTCTTAAAAATCTCCAAGCACTTTTCATTATCGTATACAGCATCATGTGCCTTTAAATCATTATACTCAAGATCATAAAGACCGCAAAGATGTTTAACGGAAGTCTTAACTCCCCTTTTAACGTAGTGGTACATTTGATATTGCCAAGCGGTTCTGTTTTCTGGAATCGACTTGAGTCCTAAATATATACCCTTTTGAATACATTGTATATCTAAAACCCTATCAAGATATGAAAAATCTGATTTAAGACCCAATATTTTTCTTAAAGTATTAATTACATAAACATCGTAACCGAAAAGGTTTGCTCCAATAATTAAATATTCTGGATTATAAAGATAGCTCTCAAAGATTTCTAACACTTCTTTGGGATCTTTTGATTTTTCTTTCCAGTCATTGTAATCAAACCGTGTGATTCTTGCAGCATCCGCAGATACGTTCAAGTCTTTCCAATAAATCATATGATCTTCATTCTTAACAATTTTATGATCTTCATACACCAACCAAGAAAGTTGCCAAGGTCTAGCCAGAGCAAGTGCCAAAGATTCTGTTTCTGTATCAAAAACAATGTACTTTTGTTTTTTATTAAAACGTAAAAGATTACTTTGCATTGTTAGCCTCCATAGATTCTTTCCAGCTTTCCATACAGAATTCTTGACTACCAAAGTGTCTGAGTTCTGGTTTCTGAAATGTGCTGCGGTTCAAAATACAACGATAAGTCATATACGCTTTAAAGTCTTTCTTCTCACGATAATAAATAGTTTTTGATGGCATAATTTCATAGTCTTTAATAGTCTCATTCAAATGATTAATTAAAAGACCATCAAATGGCAATCCATTATTTTCCACAAAATAGCATGGTTCTGTAAAGTCAAGTTCTGGAACGCATTGGCGACCATATAAAAGATTGTAGTAAACATAGGAATCATAAAAGGGGATTACTAAAGACAGGTTTTTTCCCCAGTATTCTTTCATGGTTTTAAAATCTAGCCTTGGGGTTCCTTCATAAATGCCCTCTGTAGAAGAAATGTTATGCAGTTTAATTAGATCTGCAAAAGAACCTTTAGTAGCAAAAACAATAAATTTACTTTCCGTTAGTTTTGATTCGGGTGTTTTGTTGCTGATGTCTTGACAAACATTCACTCTATAACCAAATCGCAAATTTAATTTTGCTTTTTTCGCATTTTCGTAGGCTTCTACCAATCCAGTCAAAGTATTATCAACAATAAAAACATCTTCTAATTCGTAATCTTTGCAGACATCAAAGATGGAATCTGATCGGTTTACCAACCGATTGTCTTTTTCTTTAGCCTCTTCTAGAGTAAGAATAGAGGTCAAAGAATAATTTGATCTAAAAATAGGTAGCATGATATTTTAAGATACTAGTGTTTGTAATTAAAGTCAACTTATATATCGTAAGTGTAATTATCTCTATGCACGTAAATGAACTCAAAAATTATTGGGATAATAGATATCCAAAAAATCCCGTTCTTTATAGAGGAAGATCTATTCCACAAAAGTTAAATGGGCAAATTATTCTTACGAATTTACAGATTGATGTAAAAACAATGTTTACCTCAAACGATGTTGTCGTTAAAACAATAATTGAAGAAAATAAGATTACTGGAGCCAATAATGATGAAAAAATGCTTAATATTCAAAAATGGATTTTTAATAATATTAAATATATTGGCGATGATTTGAGTCAAGGTGTCGTAGAATATTGGCAGTTTCCATTTGAGACTATAAAATTACGTACTGGTGATTGCGAGGATGGTGCCTTATTAATTGCAGCTTTAGCTGTAAATATGGGAATACCCGCTTTTAGGTTAAGAGTCGTTGCTGGTTTTGTTCAGCCAGCGCCAACAGCCCCACAGGGTGGTCATGGGTATGTAGCATATTTAAGGGAGTCTGATAACCAATGGGTTGCTATTGATTGGTGCTACTCACAAGATTCGCATTTACCAGTTTCCTCGAAGCTAATTTTAAAAAATAATACTATATATAAAAATATATGGTTTACTTTTAATAATGAGTACTCTTGGTCTCAAAAAGAACTTGAATTTTACAGTTTTTAATTAAAAGTCAAAATCATTATTTGACTTTGTCTGTTTCCAAGCTGGACACCCTTCGTACTTTCGAATTTCAATTCGATATTCCGGTTTTAAATCTCGTTCTTTAAACTCTTCGGTTGCAAAAATTGATTTAATAACTTTATCGTTTTTATCTAATAATACTTTGTATTCGATAGCGTCTAGATAGGGGCAACGCCATCCAGACTTTGTCTGACACATCCATTTTGTACTATACTCGTGCGCCGCAAAATTCGAACTAGCTTTTTTCTCATCAAAGTTTTTTAAATATCCGTTAAGATATTCAAGATAGTGCTCAAATCCACTCAACACTTCTTCGCTAAAATGCGGACACTCTCTTTCGGGATCGTCGGGATATCTTAAAAAAAGAAACTTAACTAAAACATCTTTTTGTTTTTGATATTTTTTACGAACGGCAAGCGAATACATCATTCCCTGTAAATTACTTGCTAGCTCCTCCCCGTTAAAAGCTTTCTTACTAGATTTAAAATCACGAATAATCATTTGCTTTTTATCTTTAAAGATACGGTCTACAAATCCCCCAATTCGATATTTTGGTTCTTCACTAGTAATATCAAACTCCCATTCGGAACCAACTAGTTTGCCGTTTCCAATAAAATCAAATTTTAATCCAACTAAAATCATTTCATCAATACATTTTAAATTGGTAATTTCTTGACCGCTCTTTTTCAGAGGTTTAACCATCTCATCAAGGTCCAAGCCTTCACGTTTAGCGGCCTTTAGGATTAATTTAAAAATTGCTGGTTGCTTCAGACATGTTCCGCTTTTTACAATTTTTGTAACGTAATGCTGGTGTCTGGGATTCGCCAATATCTCAAAGATTAAGTGCGCAACTGTTCCACGCATGGCTCCAGAATTGTTTTTTTGTGGCAATTTAAGATTATAATTGCAGTAGTACATCCAAGAACATGATTGCAATGTCTTGATTCTACTAGCCGAAAGTTTTATTAATTCACTCATAAAGGATATGTTGGATCTACTTGACGACAAGTGATACCGTAAAATTTAAAAATATCTATTGATTTAGTATCTCTATTGTAAATGTCTTTAAAAATAATTTCTTTGATTCCATATGCTGCAATATTCGTTGCACATGCGGAACACGGAAGTAGGGTACAAGCTAAAAGTTTCCCCTCACCCATTTTGATTCTAGCTAAAGCGTTGCTTTCAGCATGTACCATGTAGGGTCTTCTCGCATCACGATCTTTCCAAAATTCCGGAGTTACATTCACTCCAGCGGCAAGCCCATTATAGGCTACAGCTAGGACTTCATTATGATATCCTAAAACACAAGCGCCGACTTGCTGATATGGATCTTCGGATCGCCGCATCGCAATGGCAGCTAAATTCATAGCGTGTTCTTCCCAAGTACTTCTCATATGTTTGAATACCATTCCTTATTTTCTTCTATGGTCTGATCACCAAAATCATTCTTGTATGGATGATAAGTAAAAATTTGGGCAGGGTCAAAAAACTCTACAAGAGTTGAGCGTATCTTTATAGCCGCTTTTTGCCCCGCCCTGTTTTCATCATTGTTGGTCGCAATGATTATACTATCGGGATCAAGACGAACCATCGCTTTTAATAAACCTCCACCAGCCTCAGTCCCGAAAGTTATTCCCGTATTCCTAATGCCACTCTCCCAAAGGGAAAGCATATCCCCGATACTTTCAACAAGAATCAATTGTTTAGTTTCTTTTATATATTGATGACTAAAGATAAACGGATAGCCCCATTCATTTTTTCTACCTATATGCTTCCATTTAATTTTTGATTTTGCTGTTACGTCACGACCAGAAAATCCAAGTATCTTTTTGCGAGCATCGAAAATCGGAAATACATATCTTTGATACATTTTTCCAGTCAAACATAGCCCCCCACCAAAGACTTTAAGAGTTTCATCGCTAACGCCGCGACGATTCCAATAAGAATAATCATCTTTTAAATCTATAAGGTCATCATTAGAATAATATTTAGTACCTTTATTAAAGGGGTCCTCTAGATTATTACTGAAGCCCGTGTAATATCTAGCCTTATCTTCTAAAATCTTTTCTACCTGTTTTACGTCTTTGAGTCTTAAAGTCAATTTCAAGAACTCTTCCAATGAGAAAGAATGTCCGGTAACAAAATCTTTTACAATATTTGTTTGAAGATAAATGGCTACTGATCCAGGATCATTACCACCGCGATAGCTAGCAGAACAAGTAAGATAACTGCCATAGTTCCTAGGATTACACCCAGCATCTTTTAAGATCTCCAGAAGTTTCATATGATATCTTCTTGGGGTTCGTTATTCGGACGGTCAAAAATATTTACATTAACACCATTCTGATGATTAACAATATCTTGGAGAGTTCCTTTTTCTTCGACATTAAAATTATCTACATTAAATGAAATAAAATTTTTACGATAAACTGGACGATTATTTTCGATAACACGAACAAGATCATTGTGACCATGCGCATGTTGACCTTGATAACGAGATGCAAGCTCGATCATTTTATGAGTGCCAAAGTGTGCACCATCTTCAGCCTGTTCTTCTAAAGTTTTACGTCTAAAAATTCCAACATAAGCCGCAAACCACTGAAGACGATCTGATTGGGCGATAGCACTCGAATCATCAGCGCCGTTTTCAGCACTACGATTTAGCTGGCAAGCCGTAAGAATCGGAATGTTCATACGAACTGAAAGCTCCTTAAGTCTATCAACTTTATCACCAATCAACTGATACTCTTGTTTGCCTTTTTCCATTTCACCCGTTAGCTTAATGTAGTCATAAACTACAATAGCTGGATTTCCCCTACCAACTTGTCCAAGATACCAGCGTTGAATAATAGATTCAATTTCTGCGACTGGTTTTCCAGCGACTTGCAAGTGTTTTACCTTACCTTGGGCTTTAGCAAGTTCAGATTTCTTGCTATTCCATTTTGCTAAAAGTTCTTTATTATTTTTAAAATTCCCAGTTTCAAGCCACCACATAGGAATACCTGTAATACTACTTGCAATACGAAAACGAATAACACTTGTTTGCATTTCAGTATCAAGAATAAGAGCTTGAAGATTCGGGTTAATTAAAGTTGCCTTGGAACAAATGTCACTTAAGATTGTTGACTTACCATGTTTAGGACGGCTAACCCAAGCATAGAGTTCTCCAGGCCTTAAACCTCCGTACATTTTGTTAAATAGTTTATAAGGCGTAAGGTAACCTGTTTCCGCAATTGGGTTATTAGCCCTATCTTCAACCATCTGTTCAATATCTTGAAAAAGATCTTCGGGGTTTGATTCTAAATCGTAAGCAGTTACGCGATCATTATACATCTTATCTGCAAAGGAAATAATTTCGTCTGGAGACTTGTCGCCAGAATTTTCCATCGACTCTGCAATAAGAGAGGCCGTTTCCGCAATCTCGCGGCGTATAGTAATTGTTTTTAAATTCTTACAGGCATCAACTAGAGACTTTTGGCTAATTTTAATAAAAGCTAGGCTTTCAATATAGTCAAAAATATTAAAGTCCTGTTTAAAATTAATACCAAGATTCTTAATCTTTTCCCCAACGATTACCGGATCAAGAGGTTGACTCTTCATAATTTGCCCCTTGATAACGCTGAAGATTGTTTTGTGACCATCTGAAAAGTCATTTTCACTTACGAAGTGAGACACTTCAAAATACACTTGTGGATATTTAAGAAAGCCAGCCAAAACGTGCTTTTCTATTTGTACACTACGAATGGAAGCCATATTTAAATTTTTTCTTGGATAACAGAGGAAAAAGCTTTTTGTGCAATTTCTCTCATACACTCTTCCTTATTCTCGTCCGTAAAGGTGGGCCATATAATTTTATAATCAGAACTGTTCTGAATAATTGAGTCGTTAATTGTTTCGTCCATATTTGCTGGTTGGACGATTTCACCATTAATTGCAACTCTTTGCAAGTGAATAAGTACGTTGTTTGGTTTAGATTTTAACCAGCTTACTTCGTCTTGTTCGTACTGTTGATAACGAACATCTGGAACGATACAAACATCAGGTTGAAACTGCTGTACTCTTTTATCAAGAAGCTCTGTCCAATATTTTCCCTCTGTTTGTTGGCGTTTAACTTTACCATACCAAACTAAAAATTCTCTAAAAGTAGATTTTTCTTCCGTATTATCTGTAAAAACATCTAGACCGATATATTCTTGAATAAAATCTTTACAATCCTCTTTAAGAGGTTGGGCCAAGGAAGTTCTATAAATTGTTTTACCTGTATAGGATCTAATTGTGTTTTCCAGTTCTAAAGCTAAACTATCTTTTCCAGATCGAGAAACACCTGCAATCCCAATGTACATTACGCTCATAGATATATCATACCCAAACTTACTTTGATATTCAAGCTAAATTTCTATATCAAATTTTTCTTTTATCCATTCTGAAGACAGCAAATGAATTTCATTTTCAAAGATTTCGATAATCTTAAATCCATTTATTTCAAGCCAAGAATATTTTTGCAAATCTCTTTTTACGCTATTTTTAAATCCGGTTTTCGTTCTATGAAAATACTTAACAAATTTATCGTGTTGCATTCCGTGAGTCTCTATGGCAATTTTTTTAGTAAAATTAATGAGATCGCATCGCATTCTAGTTCCAAAAACGGGAAACTCTTCTACTACAACGTGTGTACCCCAATATGGCTCTGTAAATTTTTTTACATTAAATTGAACTTTGCTTTTACAGGGCTTTTCCCAATCAATAAGATATTTGTTAATATTTTTATTGACCTCTTTACCGAAGATATTTTTAAACTTCATTTAATAAACTTGTTAATTTTAGTAAATCTTTTTCTTTTATACCGTGATATAAACCAATATAAAATCCATAATTGTGTAAATAAACTGAGTTGGGGTAATCTTTATCCGATTTAAAATAATCCTTATAGCAGTTTTGATACCCTAAAAATCCAGATACAATCGGTCGATATTCAATCCCTAATTTGTTACAAAGATTCAAAGCTTTTTTAAATCTTGTTTTATTTTTATTTTTAATAATAATCGGCATACAAAATGGAACATCAGAACAATTATCTCTATCCGATGGTAAATAATATTTATTACTATCTAAGCTTTCTTTGAATAAAGAATATAATTTTTTCCTAGAATTCGTGTACAAATCTATACGATTGAAGTCGAGCTGTCCAATAAAAGCATTTAAATCACTACCGCGATAATTATCTCCCAAAGAATAAAAATCAAATAAACGATCTACTTTTGGATTATCTATTTCTTTTGTATCAAAACCATAAGAAGTTAAACTTCTTACCATTCCATGGTTTCTGTTTATCAAAAAATATTTATATTCATCCTCTGAATTTGTAAAAATAAATCCACCTTCTATAGATTGAATCTGATGTCCAAAATATGTGGAAGTTGAAGAGGTAAAAAATGAAGAAATATTTTTATCTCCATAAAAACTTAAAGTGTTCTCGCAATTATCAAACATGATTTTAACACCGTATGTTTCCTCTAAATTTTTATAAAAATCAAAATTAGGAGTAAAACCTATTAACGAAGTTGGAAAAATACAGGCAATTTTATTTTTATTCTTTTTTACATATTCAATTAGTTTTGTCCTATCTATGGAAAAATCTTCTAAAGAAACGTCAATAAAATGTGGTTGGAAACCAGCTTTAATCCATGGAGAGCAAGACGTTTGCCATGTTACAGATGGAAGTACAACAATTTTTTTATTTGGAAATTTATGCTTAACATATTGCGCTAATAAATTATTAGCTAGTGAACCATTGCCTACAAATACGGAATATTTACAACCAACATAGTCAGCCATTTTCTTTTCAAATTTTTTTACTTGGATATCTTGTGTCCATCTATTTTTAAAATTCAGTATAAAACTACAAATTTTTAATCTGTCTAAAATTGTAAAATTATTTTTATTTAAGGGCCATTTCATTTTTAAAAATTAATTTAGAAGAATCTTCACAAGTTTTTTTGCCGATTTTTCCCATGTAAAATTATCCTTTACATAATTTCTATAGTTTAATTTGGAGTATTTATTATTCCAATTATTATAAGCATCTAACATTTTTTGAGCATATTCTTCAACAGAAAAATTATAAAAATAAGGCTCCTCTGGACATTCTAAATCTCCATAAGTATTAATAAAGCCCCATTCATTAACAAAATAGTTTTTACTTTTTGGAATAGAAATTAAACCATTTGAATCTACTAAAATGCCAATATCTTTATTTATAATTTCATTTGAAGGGGGTATATTTCCTGTAATATTTAAAGTATTACAGGCCATTGTTTCTGTAAGGATTAATCCAAAACTTGCAGATCTTTGCAAGCTCAAACAAACATGGGCAGAAGAATAAAAATCTCTTAGCCATTGCATTGATACTCTTTTTGAAATATGCTCTATGTTCGCCCCTAATTTTTTATAATTATTAATTTTATCAATATAAATTGAACTTGCTTCTACATCTTTTAGTCTTAAAACTACATCTTTGTTATTAGCAAAAGCTAAATAAAAAGCTTCTATAGTTAAATCTATACCGCTACGACTAAAAATTGAAAATGGGCAAATAAAAGTAAATACATCTTTATTTTTTTCTATAGATGGTTTCCAAAAATCTGTATCGACCCCTAAATACATAAGATCACAATTAAATCCATATTTTTCCCAAAGATTTTTTATTTGATTACTCATTCCAATTAATTTTTGATTTGATTGTTGTGCGGAATATAAAACATAATTTGGAATGGTGTTAGCGGTTTCCCAACAGGTTATCAAAAAATTTTTTTTATTTTTATATTTAAAACCAGAATTGAGCCCATCGCAAATTCCCACCCATTCTGCCTCATCTGGCGTTGAGTAAAGACCAAGTTTTTCTAATTCTTTATTTAGATTAATGATAACAGACGATAAACTTCCATGATTAAATTGATAATTTTCTGTATCAGAAAATTGTCTAGGATCTGGATCTATTAAATGAATCATATATATAATAATGGATAGTCGGTACAAATCCCAAAACATTTACTAGGTATTTTATCATTTTTATTTTGTAATACAATAATAGAATTTTTACAAGTATCTTTTTGAGGATAGGTCCATATAAACCGTTTTGATGTAATAGTAAAGTCGTCTGTTTGGTGCCAAAAACAGTGTATTTTTTTATTTTCTAACATTAAATTTAACGCATTTAAATTTTTTGCATGGCACCATAGTTTATTATTTTCTAGAAAAGAAATATCAATTTGTTCTAAAGGTTCGTCGTGTCCTAAAAACCATTTTTTATTCAAATACCAAACATCAATTTCGACATCAAAATTATAATTTAAAACTTTTTGGATTGATTCAAAAGTATTCTCATAAAAATTATTAGGGCCATTTAAATTACCCCTGTGTGATATAATTTTCATGTTAATACATAGCTCATATTAACAGCAGATCTTTCCCATGTAAACCAAGAAGAAACTAAATTTGACATTATTTTAAGGTGACTTCTTAAAGTTTTATCATTTAAAATATGCCTCATCTTTAATTTTAAATCTTTTTTATCTACTTCTGACCAAAATACTTTATTAGGATAATTTGTTTGGTCAATTGGAAATAAATGATTTTTCATTCCAATAGAAATTAATTCATTAATTTTTAATTGGTTTAACTCTACCACGTCAAATTTTAAACTAACATTAGATATATCGCTAGTATAATCTGTAAATCCGCTGTATCTTTGACACAAGGTTGGTATACCACATGACATTCCTTGTAAATTCACCATTCCAAATGTATGAGACCTATTAATATTAATTGCTACATCTGATGATTCAAAAATTTTAACTTGATCTTCCCAATTTTCCAAATGCCTATCATCGTGAATAATTTCTACATTATATTTAATAGATAACTCTTTTACCCAAGTTTTAAATGTATCTGTTGCCGATCTGTCTTTAATATACAAAATTATTCCTTTTTCATTTTGAAATTCTTCACAAAAAGCTGGAACCAAGATATCAAAACCACTCCTAGTATTACTTTCACACATGCATGTAAAAACAAATTTATCTTTTAAATATTTTTTATTTTCTATAAATGGCCAATTTTTTCTATCGACCCCAAGAGTGACATAATTAATTTTATCTATTGGATAACCACCATATGCCGCAAATAAAGCATTATCTTTTGATAATCCTAAAATTGTTTTGGGATAGCAACTTTCCATAATAAATCTAGGAAATGGTAGCTCATAAGCAACCCAAAAAGCGTCTGGATTATAGCCATGTGATTGTCCTAAACAATCATATACTACTAACTTATCATTATCTGAATAAACATCTATTTTTTTCGCTGCCCCATTGATTGCATCAATAATAATTTGCGTTGATCCGAAACTATTCGCATTTGGATCTGAAACTACTTTAAATTTTGTCATAATTCTATAATCTGTTTAAAAACAGCGTAAAAATCTTTAATCATCTGATCTTCCGAAAATCTTATAACATTATTATAACAATTAACTTGTTTAATTTGATCACGAAAATTCCACGCATTAATAAAATCTTCTTCATTATTAATGATAAAACCATTTAAACCATTAATAATAAAATTTGACCATTCCCCAATATTTGTTGCCATAATTGGCGTTCCGTATGATAACGATTCTTTTGCACTCAAAGTTGCGCAAGTTGGATAAGTTTGAAATTGTGTATGAAATTTTGCAATTTTATTATATTTAATTTTATCTTCTTGACTTATACAACCTAAATAAAATGTTGTTTTATTATCAATAAAATTCATTAAGGGGTAGTTATCTGAAATTGGTCCAGCAAAAACAGTTTTGATATTATATTTTAAAGCAAGTTGAGCTACTTGTATAGATTGGAATGTATCACAATGTCTAGTACATTGAAATATCATATCTTCTTTTTGATGTTCTTGAAATGGTTCTATTTTAGGACCAATAACGGCATGATATATATTAGGATTTCCTAAAAAAATAGGTTCTTGAAATTTTTGACTAAAACAGATAACATGCCCAATATCTTGATGAATTGTTTCTCTCCATCCTATAGTCCAAACTCCATATTTTTTGCTTCTACAATTAGTTAAATTTAAATTTATATTAGTGGTATGAGAAAAGAAAAGGTCGTAATCGTCTGCTTCTGGAATAATAGATTTTACACAAGCACCATTTCTTAGAGCTTCTCTCTTCGGCCAATCTAGAACTTTGGCTTGAGATTTCTTATTGTCTTTTAAATTCTTAAAACTTCTTTCGTCAGAGTATACATAAAAGTCATCCAATTTCTCCATCATTGGTCCAGCTACTATTCTACCTCCGCCATAGCTTTTAGGAAAATAAGTATAATCTTCAAAATGATCTGGATAATTTAAATCAATATAAGCTATTTTCATTTTAGTTATCCAACAACTTCAAATTTTGGTAATGGAAATATAAATTTTATGCCACTATTAATTGTGTCTTTTTCTCTTTCCACAATTTCTTTCTTAAAATGCCAAGGGCCCACTAGATAGTAATCTGGCTTCATACTTCTGCTTTCTTCTTCTGAAATAATTTTAATTCCACTTAAGGTCTCTGCTCCATATTTTTCTGGACTTCTTTCTGCAGCATATTTTATATATTTAGTTATATCGTCGCCAAAACAGTAACCTAATAAAGTATTGACTTTAGTTGATGCTCCATATAGGTGAAGTGTCTTTTTATTTTTTACGATCTCTTCATTAACGAATTTAACAAGCTCATATTTTTGAGCAACGATTCTATTCTTAAAATCTTCATAAACTTTATCATCATCCAAGGCCATATCAAACTCTTTAAATCTTAAATTCATTAAGGCCGACGATCTTTGCTCGTTGTCGTATTTAAAATTATTATTTTTCACAGCATAACAACAGACGCTTCCACCATTGATATCGTTAGTTTCTGCGTAAACCAATCTCATTCCAGCTTGCTCTAAAAGATGCTCTACTGGAGCTAAATGGTAATGTTCCAAATGTTCACTGCAAAAAGTATCATAACAAAGATTATCAATGATGTCTACTAGATAAGCCATTTCAAAAATCCACACGCCATCATTAGACAATAGCTTATTAATATTAACGCAAAAATCTAAAGGACTATCGAGGTCGTAAAAACAAGCAATAGATGTAACAATATCAAATGTACCATTAAGATTATCTTTCTGCATCTCTTGACATGGAAAAAGATCATTATAAATTTTGATATGAGGATATTTTTCTTTTACATTTTTTGTAATATCCGATGGATCAACTCCATATAATTCTATATTTTGATTATAATTTAAAAGTAGCGTGCCATCATTCATGGCTATATCCAAAACCCTTTTAGGGGATGGTATAAATTCTAGAGCTTTATCAACTATAGATTTTAGATGGTCTCGCATAGTTTTACTGATATTTGATTCATACCAATAGTTTGAATACATGATCTTGGGTGGAATTGTATTCAATGTTTGAACTAGTCCACAAGCATTTTCATTTTTAGAAACATCACATCTTACAATTTTATTAGGTATCTTACGATAAGATGTTTGGCCCTTCCCCTCCTTTACAAAGGATCCTTGTAAATTTTGAAATCCTAAATCAATGATTTCTTTAAGATTCGTGTTCCCACAAATTCGGCAGCTTTGCCTATGTTTGATATTCATTAGACTAATAGTATAGTATTTTTTAAAAAAAGTCAATAATTTATTTAGACTTTAAAAATAATTTATTGTACATTATAATTTCTGAAAACCATCCCCCATTAGATATTCCATTATGTTTAATAAATTTAAAATTATTATTTTCTAAATATTCAATAACTTCATTTGCCAATGGTTGGTCTAAATACTGTGGTTTCCACTCGGCTTCTACTTGAATAGCCAAAACATCTTTCAAATAATCTCCAAGACCTTGTAGTGCAAAAAATTCTGCACCCTGTAAATCGGCCCAGACCAAATCAACTTTGCTAACATTTTCAGATTTTAAATAACTATCTAACCTTATAGATTCGACTTGAATAGGATTTTCTTGTTGTAAAATCGATTCATATGATAAATATTCTGGATTAATTTTAAATAATGAAGAAGACCCATGATTCTTACTTGGACTATTAAACATATCTACTGGATAAAAATCTAAGATTTTTTCTTCGTTAAAAACTGCTTTTTTAACTAATTTAATATTATTATTTTGAGCTTCTGCTAATCTTTTTTCACATAAATCTATACAATATGGGTTGCATTCAAATGTATAAATTTTTGCATTAGGAAAAAATTCACTAAAACTTATAGCATGATCTGCATCTCTAGAACCAAGATCTAAAATAGTATTTATATTACTTAGATCAACAAAGGTTTTAATCGTATCAAGAAAATTTTGAACCTCATGTTTATACATATATTCATCTTATGATGATATTTTAATTAAATCTAAACAATTATACTATTTCGGACGATATTTTTGTTGCCAATCTTCCGAAGGTCTTGTTATCAATATCTTATTATTGAGGACAGAGTAAGATTTAATTGTTTGATCTAAATGATGAGGTAAAACTATTTCAGTATTTATGAACACACCGTTGCTAAAATAATGATATATTTGATTAAATAAATCACAATAAATATCCATAGTATCTTTCACTCCATAGGCGAGAATATCTCCCGCACACCCGTCTCTTCCGCTACCTTGCCTATCTGCTGTCAAATTTATATCTTTATTAAATTCTATTTTTTGAGTATATAGGACATCTAGCCTAGATCTAACAACAATATCATAATGAATATTCATTTTTTTTTCGTATTCATTTTTAATTTTATTACAATTGTATATCTTATATAACATTGAATAATATCTTCTTAGATAATTGTCTTCTTTTGCTCCTTGTCTTGATGCTACCCTGCTTTCAAAATCTAAACATTTGGATTCAAATATTTCATCAAATTTTTCTACATTTAATACTCTTGGTTGATATGTATCATATAGTTCTTCTAGCGAGCCTTCGTCTTTATATCTATGAGATAAATAAAAATTCTCATCTGTATTTTTAAATTTCCAAGTATCAATAAATATATCGCAATTGTAATTATCTAAAATATGCGTTTTTAAACTCGCATAAGAAGTCTTAAACATTCTTGGCTGTCCAGATAAGCAAAGTGCGACTTTCATATTATCTAATAATATCTATAGTGAATGAAGTATCTTTTCTTGGTACTTTATTTTCATTAATTACCCAATCATATAATATCTCTTCTGGACCAAATCTTCTATATTTATTTAATATCAAAGACAAATTTAAATATAACTCACTATATTTATCCATTACTTCTGACCCTGCATATGCAAATATGTCGTCTAAATTCGAATCGTTTTCACGTTTATTGTGCAAGGTATTTTTATTTATATTTAAGTCTATATTTCCATTTATTAATAAGTTTGATCTATAGCGAATTACTATATCGTATTTAAAATTATTTATTCTTTCGTAGTTTTTTTTGAGTTCATTGACTTTATATATCTTATAAAACATTGGGGTCGAGTGCAGAATACCATCTTTCATTATTCTGCCATCAGAATTATTTAAAGTTGTGAAATTTTTTAATAAGAATTGTTCTTTAATTTCATTAAAATTTTCTACTTCAATTTTTATTGGATTAAGTCTAGAAAGATCTTCGATATTGATTAAATTTGATACGGTTTCATTTTGATTACTCCATGAATATTGCGGTTCATAGGTATCCCATATGCTAAAAAAAAGATCGATCTGATGCCGGTCTTTTAAAGAGAGGATTTTATCTTTAAAATTATTTAAGAGATTATTAAAATTCCTAAAATGTCCAGAAAAACAAACGGCTACTTTCATTGGCAGGTTTACTTTTGGGCATTGAAATATATCCAATTTGGATGACTATCTCCAGGTCCAGTTTTTCCAATTGTATATTTAAAATTTTTAAACCCAATTTCCATCAAGTCTTTTTCTAATTGCTCTGGAGAGGTCACTCTAGTATCACTTGCGCTATTCGTTCCAAGTGCATTATAAAAATTATCATAATAATCTACGGCATTATGAGTTCTATTACCATACCCCATTTGGGCTGTAAAAATTCCATCATTTTTTAATATCCTATGAAACTCTTTAAAGTAAGACTTTCTAATATCATAAACACAGATATGCTGCAAAGCTATAGTGCTCATAACAACATCATAGACATTGGAATCGATGCATTGTAAATCTACTCCATTGTTTGCATATAAATTGATATCTGTAATTCCATTGTTTGCGGTGTAGGATTTTGCTTTTTCTATATTGACTGGGCTAATATCTACTCCGTCAAGTCTTTTAAAGAAATTTTTATACTTTACTAGATTTCTTCCAGGTCCACACGCAAAATCTATAGCTATCTTTTCTGAAGGATTGGCTATCTCGGTAAATAGTAAACTGTAATCTTCCCAAACATTATGAGCGTCAAATCCTCCTACTACTGGATCTCTGTTGCTTTCGGACCAAGTCTCTGCTTCGGAATCATATTGGCTCAATTGCATCTTTGTATATTTATTATTTTTATCTATCATATATTTTTCCCTTTAGTTATAAAATTACTTAAATCTTCTATTACGCTTTCCCCTTTTCCATCGGAAATATCAAAAGTAATAGTATTAGGATAAACCCATCCATAATCTTTATTTTTAATTAAGACTATAACTTTTTTACATTTAATTGCAGTTGCTAAATGGAACATTCCAGTATCTCCAGAAATAAAACATTCGCTTAGTTTGATAAGATGTGCTATTTCATACAGGTTTAGATCATCTCCTAGGCTTATAGAATGCTGATCTATCGAATATGCTTCGCTGTTTCTGTTATTTACTTTACTCCCTAATTCTATAAATAAGAAATCTTCATGTAGTTTTTCTATAAGACGATCCCAATAATGATTTTCCCAATTTCTATTCTTGTCTGCAGTGACTCTAACGTAGGTGATTATTGGTTTTTTTGATAAAAATGGATATTTTGATAATAAAAATTTTTCAATATTAGTGTCGTAAGATATTTCTGGATAAACAAATGGTTCTGTTCTAAGATGATTTCCTTGAAATTTTTCAATTTTTGGTAGCCATCCAGCTGTTGGATGTCCATGATTGTTTGGTAAACCCTGTATATTGTATGGCTTTTTATGTTTTGCAATTATTAAATTTTCTCTTTTAGGAAGTAAGCATTTAAATTTTTCGGCTGTATCAAAATATAGATTTGCATTTAAATCTATTGTATGATAATCTATGCATGGCAATAAACATACAAAATCTCCAATTCCATTTTGAGTTCCCACATCGCCAAAATAGTAGTTCATATATGATTTTCTAGGAAATAATTTAAATCTTCTGGAGTACCAATTCCCCACATTTTATTATTTTCAATTTTAAATACTTTTACTTTTTTGCCATCTTCTATTGCTTCATTAAATACTGGACATACATAGAACTCATTATTTACTCTTATATTTTTTTGAATCATTTGTTCGGCATATTTAACATAGTCTGAACCTTTTCTCCAAAAATAGACTCCTACAGTTGCAAGATTACTTATGGGTTTTTTTTCAGCCACTTCACAAACGAAACCGTTTTCATTTAATTTTGCATAGCTCCATTTTGGATGAGTAGATTCAAAAACTAAAATACCAGCATCTATATTATCCGCTAACATAGAGTACATAAATTCTGTACTATCCCAATCTAGATATTGATCTGAATTAGCTATTAATAGTGGGTCCTGGTTATTAATGAATTCTTTTGCTAGTAAAGTTGTGCAAGCCGCTCCTTCAGTTAGCTCTTTAGTAATAGATATATGGCAATTTGGTGATATAAGATTTAAGGTATCCTTTAACGAAAATTTTTCATAGTGATCTTTTTGGACTATAAAGACATGTTCAGCATCTATATTTAAAGAATCAACTACTACTTCAATCATTGGCTTTCCCCTTACTTCAATTAATGGTTTAGGGAATGTATACCCAGCTTTCTCAAAACGAGTTCCTGCTCCAGCCATTGGAATTAATACTTTCATTTTACCGCCTTGCCATTTTTGTTTAGTGTTAATAATATTATTATTTGCTTTATTGATTGAATCTACTATTTTTTCATAAGTAACATCTGAAGTATTCATAACTCCACATAAAAACGCTCCAGAAGCTAAAGCAGCTTTTCTTCCAACATAAGAGTCTTCTATAATCAAACACTCTTTAGGATCGAATCCAGCATCAATCATACATTTTAAATATATTTCAGTTTTTGGCTTTGGGTTTTTGACATCTTCATTTGAAAAATATCCATCAATAAATTCAAGAAAACCTTTCCTGAGCAACGACATTTTTACTGTTTCTCTAATTGAATTAGATGCTACATATATTTTGTGTCCATCTTGTTTTAATTTAAATAAAACTCCTCTAAGAGATTCGTCAAAAGTAAATTCAAGATCTATTATTTGTTTAGTGTATTTTTGCTTATCGTTCCATATGCTTTTATATGATTCTTTAGGAAGATTTTTATTTTTTGTTAATAATTCAAGTTTCTTGGTAGTTGGAAGGCCATCATATGTAGACAAATGCTCTTCTTTATTGATTGTGAATTTTGGATCTATACTATATAAAGCTCTATTAAAGGCTTCGTAATGAAGTTCTCTTGCGTCAATTAGAACTCCATCTAGGTCAAATATAATTAATTTAATCATTTTACTTCCAAGATGGGCTACCAACAAATGATTGTCCTTCTCCAACAATATATCCATTAATACCTGCCCCATTAATATGATTTGCAACACTTGGTTTAACATTTAGAAGAGCAGCATATTTATTTGTATCTATATTATTCTTTTGAGCCCATTTGGTCCATAGCCAAGATGCTCCATGACTCATCATTCCGTCGTTCAAGAGCCTTTTTTGTTTATGTTTATCTGTTACAACATTTATCCATTTTTCAAATTCTATTGGAAATTGATTTCTAATTTGTTTCATTTTAGCCCAATTGAAGTACATTGTACCACATGAATTAGATACTAATTCTAATTGTTTTTTCCCATACTTTGTTTCAATGTCAAATGGTTTGTACATGATATCTCTATTCAAATTATCTTCGCCACAATCATTTACTATGATTTCTCTAAATATTTTTCCTGTTTTCTCTTCTACGTAAAAATCTGGATTATCATAACCACTAAACGCTAAACAATTTTGTCCATATTCATTGTTTTCAAATATATCAAAAACTAAATCTAATCCATTCTTACCAAAAATGTAATCACTTTCAATAAAAAATACATATTTTGGATCATAGGCTATTGCCATTCTTATGCCTAATTCGCCAGTATTTCCATATCCAAGATTCTTATTCAAAGATAAAAAATCTATAGTTGTCGCTTTTGAATTGATCGAGTCATTCAAAGTGATATGAAACAAGTCCTCTTTAAGTTGCGGCTGAGATCCATCATCTATAACCAATACTCTATCTGGTTTGGTTTCATTGTTCTTAAATAACGTCTCTAAACACTCCTTCAAGATGTTTTGACGATTATGAGTATATATTATGTATAGAGAGTTGATCATATATTTAAATAAGTTTTTGTTATTCCTATATCCTTATCATATAGATTATAATGCTCATTGTCTAAATAAAGCCAAATAAATCCTTCGGCATAACATTTTAAATTTTCTGGAATTCTTATTTGCCCTATTGATAATGATTCTTGTGAAATTGAAGGTTGAATAATAATCTTTTTGATTACGTTTGGATAGCAATTAGCTAAATGCATCATGCTACTATTAATTCCAATAAATATTTCACTTTTAGCAATTAATTCTGCAGTATCATTTATGCTTAATCCTTTTTTATTTATAGTGCCAGGAATTTCTTTATCTGATAATCCTCCGATTTGATATATTTTATAATCTTTATATTTATTGCAAATATAATTAATTATCTCATTTGGTATATTGAAATTAAATGATTTTCCTTGTAAATGAATACATATGGATTTTTCATCTTTTTGCACATTTTGATGTAGATACAAATTAGGCTTAGTTAAATGTATGTCGAGTTTATATCTTCCAAAAAAATTGCTTCTACATACAATGTTCTCAAAAACCATATTTGGTCCATAAGAATGAACTTCTTCTGGAAGATTGATTATTATATCTGGTTGGACATCTCTTTGTACATATGGATTGTTATCGAAAATCCAGTATTTATCTAAATCAATAACTTTATTTTTAAAATTAAGATAAAAATTTTCTGGAAATGATGAATAAACTATACTATCTCCAATATGGTGATGTCCATTATTTAATCCAAGAATGCCAATTTTTTTGTCATAAAAATGTCGAATATCAAACAACGGTTGCATATTAATCTTTTCTTTCTGTTTTTTGTTCAGATGTTGTGTGATTAAAAAATTTTGATTGTAATTTATTTTTTAATATCCATCTTTGGTAGTTCAAGTCGTCTATATGTTTAGCAGTAATGTTGCCAGTTTTGATTAAATCTATAGATTCCCATATTATTTTATTTGTTTCGTATAGCTCTTTATACTCTTGAGAGTTTAAAATTTGTTCAAATAGGCAAAAATCAATTTGATTAGACAAAAATTTCTTTTGATCGTTAAAATTACTTAAAGAAACTTTATCGTTTAATTTATTTAATTTAACCTCCAGAATAGACAAGAAGTCTATAGCATATGCGATATCGACTTTTAGATTGATTTTCATTATATAATTTTTAGCTCTGGCATTGGAATAATAAATTTGCCCTTATAATCTTTATTATTATTGATAATTGAATCTGCCATATTCCAAACAGAAACTATACAATAATCAGTTGGGTTCTCGTAAAAATAATTTCTACTTACTATCGGAATCTTTTTTCCTGGAGAAAATCTTCCTTGCTTTAAGGGAGAATCATCTACAACATATTTAATAATATCACTATTCAATTCAAAGAACTTACTAAACAATGCGAATTTGGCAGGACATCCATAGCAAGATATTGTCTTGTTTTCCGCTATTGTAGTTTTAATTAAAGCTTGTAAATCAGTTTTTAATGTATTTAATTTATCTACAAAGTCAACATAAGTCTCATCTGAATATAAATTAAATTTATTTTCTTTATCTATGAATAATTGAACATTTTCTGTTATCTTATGTTTATTGCTGGAAATCTTCTTGGTAAAAATTCTAAATGACCCACCTTGAGTATTTACTCTTTTAATATCAAAAATTTCTATACCATATTTATTTAAGTACTGAACTAACGGAATAATACCATAGTATTGAAGATGTTCATGGTAAGCTTGATCAAAATATAATCCTTTAATTGTGTCTAAAAGATATGCGTTTTCAAACACAAATACGCCCTCATTATCCATGATGTTAACTATCCCTTCAATCATGCTGTCCACTCTATCTACATGTGCAAATACATTGTTAGCGCAAATAATATTAATTGGACCAAATTGGTCTTTAATTTTTTGAGAACTTTCTGTATTAAAGAAATCGACAATGATAGTCGCATTTTTAATAGACTTCGCTCTTTCCGAAATGTTTTCAGCGGGGTCAACTCCAATAAGTTTTCCGAAATTAATATTCTCAAACTCTTTAAGAAGGATTCCATCATTTGACCCGATGTCTATGATTGTAGGACAAGTGTTGTCATCAAATCTAGTTTTAATATCTTGGGCATATTCTGCAAAATGTTTAAGCAACGATGGAGAGTCTGAACTTGAATATAAATAGTTAGCAAATAACTTGCTAGGATTAATTGTTTCTTTTAATTGTATATGTCCACAATCAGAGCATTTAACTAAAGTCAATGGGAAAAAATCTTCTATTTCATCTTGAGTTACTGGATAAGAATTAGCTAAAGCAACTTCTCCAAATTGTAAAACTATTTTTAAATTTTGATTTTTACAAAGTCTACAATTTGTAATATTTTCGATATCACTCATAATTAATCCTTATTCAGTATAGGTTTTGTGACACCAAATTTCAAATAAAAATCTTCATTTAATTCTAATTTATTATTAGTTTCACTCCATGTATACGAACAAGTTCCATATCTTAAAGCTTGGAATTTTAGTTTCCTTTGTAAATACTCTTTAGATCCAACCCAACTATAGTGTTTTGGGAAAAGCAAATTCTTAGGAACCGTCACATTAGATTTTTCGAAATCTTTTTTACCGTCATTATATTCTACTAAGTCATCTTTATAGAATCCTTTTAACCCATTATTTTTATTTACAAACCAAACTCTTGGTACGATAAAATCGTCTACCCATGTATTATAATCTATACAGTAATTTTTAAAATTGATTTTAAAGAAATCAACAAGATCGTTTTCACTGATAAATTTAATTAAGTTTTTAATTTCATCTACGTCCCAAATTTCATCGACATTCACCATAATAAGGATATCAATATTATAATTTTCTTTTAATTTTAAGAAATTCTTAGTCCACATATCATATTCTTTTTGTGGAGTGTCGTAAATAATTAAATCATCTATAACACCTTTATGTTTTTGTTCTTCCAGAAGTTCACAGCTTCCATCTGTTGAATAAATTGGAAACCCCAAATTTGCAGTTTCTTCAAAGCATCCATGACTAAAACAGATTTTTAAATCTGTAATCTCGGGTATTAATGTCTTATCTTGTTTGATCTTATTCCAAGAATTAAAACATTTACTAATTAAGTCTTTTGATTCGTAACCAATAGTAGAAATTCCAATTTTCATATAATTATATTTTTTTCATTTCTTGGGCCTTTTAATATAGATTTTGTAAAATTGTCTTTTAGCTCTTTGGCTATTATATCAATAGTTCCTTCAAATTGAAAGTCCAATACATTAATAAATTTATCTGATGATATGGCAAAATCATAAACTTTTGAATGTAATTTTTTATTTAATTCTAACTCTTCTTTTGTTGGCTCGTTTTCAATGATTTGTAATTGACTACCATCAAAAATATTAGAAACTTTGCGACCAATAATATCAACAGTAGAGTTAAACGATGCTAAATTATATAAACCACGTTTCGAAAAATCTCCGTTAATAATAATTTTCTCTACGGCCCTACATAAATCATGAATCCATAGAATGGGTCTTCGGACCATTGGATTAAAAACTTTTACTGTATTTGTTTCTAAAATAGAATTGACCATTGCATTAATCATTATATCCGTCCGAATATTCTCAGAATAACCATTTACAGTTCCAAACCGTAAACCGTAGTAATTTACTTTATCAAAAATTTTGGCATAATGGTCTATTTCAGCCTTGGATAAGTCATAAAAACTACCAGCAACATATTCCTCACAATTTTCATTTACGATATTACGATTTACATTTCCATAAACACTTGAACTACTAGCGTATATAAATTTTTGATTATCTTTAATTTTAGTTAATAATTGGACAAAATATTCCACGTTATTTTTAAAACATCCAATCAAATTATCTTCGCACATTTTTACACTTGAATGTCCAGCTAATAAAATAATATCAGAGAATTGTGATAAATAGTCTTCAGTCAAATTATTATAGTTCTCTTTAAGATTCGGCGTCCCTGGATTTCCAAATAGTTCTAAATCTACAGAACTAACATCTAAATTTTTATTATTTAGATAATTAAATAATCTACTACCAATGTATCCACAGCCGCCAATAATAAGAATTTTATTCATTTTTAAAAAGTAAGGATTGTGCCCAATTATAATCATTATTATTTTTGACCATTTCTAAAATGATTTTACTATCTATCATTTTAGTTTGTGGTGTTGTAATATTATGATATACTAACCTACATATCTCATTGTATTCTGTTGTAATCGGAATACAATCTTCATAGTCTTCTTTCCAGCGCGCCATCCATGGAATTCTATAAAATTGTGGGTCTAAAACAAGTCTAGGTATGCCAAGATGATAGGCTATATGACTAGGACCGTTACATGTAAAAATACCGTAGCGGCTTTTTTCTAACCATTTAAGTGAATCACTAAAAGATGGATTCTTGTCTATAAATACATTTTTTGGAAAGGGGATTTCAAAATTTCCTAAATTGTTAATTTCTTTATCCCATTTATTAATTAATGGAAAATATATTTGATAATTTGGTAAAAATTCAGCAAGTCTTAATAGCAGAAGTGGTATATTGTTATAAACATAACCCTCCGTTGAGCTACAGAGTCCACAATATATTATGTTTTCCCTCTTAATATTTGAGTTTGTTAAAGTTCTAGTTTTTTTAATTAATTGCGGTGATAGATTATATTGAGAGTAATTAAAAGCTAATTTATTTAAAAATAATAAATCTGGCACGTTGTATGTAATATTTGAAGAATCGTAGTTATTTATAATTTCATTCAATACGGAATCATTCTTAATAAGTGCGTTATTATTTGCATATTTTTCATCAATTTGGATTAAGTCGAATTCTTTTCCAAAAATATAATTTAAAGGTTCAAAAACTTCATTTCTTGTTGAAATTAAATTTATGTGTTCGATATTCCGCTCTTCAAGAAGGTGGGAAATTTGTAACGATAAAAGACAATCGCCTAAACCATGCCCACCGATATTAACTAATTTATCCATTATTTAGATAGTATACTTTTGAACTTATCGAATAAGTAAGTACATATTTCTTGATTTTCTTCTAGAAATGTTCTAAGTTGATCCATACCTTGAATTTTTTCTGGAAAGTCTTTTTTAATATCGTCTTTAATGTTTTTGATCAAACCTGAATCGAAAGCAATCCAAGCGCCGCTTTTTTTAGCAAAACCCCACTGAATGAGCATGTCAGCAATTTCATATTCTGTCCAAATACTTTTACCATCGCTCCTACCATGCTTAATAGGATAAGTTACCTCTACACCGTCTTTTTCATTAGTAGTTTTTCTAAGCAAAATTTTTGACCAATGTCCAATAATTTTACCATCTTCAAGGATTTGATCTGATTTATATCTAGGTTGAAATTCAAAAATCCAGTCTGCGTAATGTTGTAATGCATTGCCTCCAGAACTATTAGTTAATTTGGGGTCTCCTTTCGCATAAGGATTAATTTGAACATTGGACCGAACCTGTGATATAAGCCCACAGATATGCCCAAAGGTAGAAAGTGGCAACATGATTCGACGAAGAAAGTTCGAAGTTAAAACCGCTCCAGCTGCAACTTTAGCGCTATCATCGAAACCTTTACTTAAATCAGTTTTAGAAATCAATGCATCCATACTATCAATAAGAAAATAGTATCGAGTATTTTCTGGATTATTTTTAATTAACTCTAGAATCAAAGTTGCAATATTCTCATATACATTCGAACGCAACACAAAACATTTTCCGTTATCCCACTCTTCTGGATCATGAACAAATTCAACTCCAGAAACTCTTTTAACATTAGAGTTTAAACGTCCTTCAGCTTTAACCAAGAAGCCTTTAGAATTTGGAACAGTTTTAAGAAAATTGTTCATTATAAGAAGTGCAGCACTTGTTTTCCCACCGCCACTTACGCCAGTAAAACGAACAATCGCTGGGACTTCTAATGATCCGCTGAGTTCCGAATCTAAAAGTAAAGATCCTGTAGAAATATGGAAAATTTTTTCATCTTCAAAATTATAATGACTATCTTTATTATCCTTTAAATGTGAGGATAGTATGCTTTTTCCGCCTAGAGTTTCTTTTGCCATAAGTTTAAGAACTCTCTTAGATTGAGAGCCTTATCTAGATCATATGACGATTTGTTTTCGAATGCAATATTATTATTTTCTACTTCAAAAGTTTTTGCTTCTGGTAGATTAAGGTTAAATTTTTTATACTCTGTATTTAACAATTTACGACCATCATCCGATAATAACCAACATAGGCTATTTAATTTAAAATTTAATTTTAAACTATTCCAAAAGTTTTCGTTTGGAAAAATTTGTAATAGAGTCTTGGCCATTTTCATTTCTTTTGGCCAGACTATTGTTGAGCCTTCTTTTATAAGACCTTTAATGAATTCTTTTTTATTTAGATTCGTAAATGGGGCATTCTTTACAAATTTCTGGGTTGACATCGAATATTTGCCTTTCGTTACAAAAATAGGCTGATATAGTATAATTGCCACCTTGGCAAGAACACCTTTTCACTAGCCTATCAATTTTTTCATTTGATCGAAATTTACAGGTATTAAAATTTAAAGAATCTGTGTTTAATTCCTCAATGTTCATAATTAATGATTACACTATTTTAAATCATTTTCAACCATAATCTTAATTAAGGAATCAAACGATATATCAAGTTTCCAATTCAATTCTTTGTGAGCTTTATTAGAATCCCCAAGCAAAAGATCGACTTCTGCTGGCCTATAAAATTTCTGATTTATTTTAACTAAAATCTGATTATCATAATAAATAGAATTCAAAGTCTTTTTAAGAATATACTGTTCTGTAATATCCTTCCCGACCCATTCACCGGAAATACCAGCTATTTTAAATGCTTTTTCTATAAATTCTCTAACCGTATGCGTTTCTCCAGAAGAAAGAAGGTATTCTTTTGGTTCGGATTGATTTAGCATTATCCAGATTCCACGAACAAAATCTTTGGCGTGACTCCAATCTCTTTTTGCATCAATATTTCCCAATTCTAGTGGCTCGAATTTTTCATTATTATTTAAAGCTTTTTGAATTCTTGCAATATTTTTTGTAATTTTTCTAGTTACGAATTCTTCTCCACGACGTTCGCTTTCATGATTATATAATAACCCTTGAATAGCAAAAAGATTATAACTTTCACGATAAACTTTTACAATATGTCTTGCGGCAGCTTTTGCTGCACCATAAGGACTTCTTGGTTTCAAAGGGTGGTTTTCATCTTGTGGGCTATAATCTACATTTCCAAGTTCTTCAGAAGAACCCGCATTATAAAAACGGCAATTGGGTACGTGTTTACGAATACTTTCTAAACACCTTATTACGCCAATAGCATCAATATCAAACGTTTGTTCTGGTATTTGCCAAGACGATCCAACAAAACTTTGTGCAGCTAAATTAATAAAATAATCTGGTTTTATTTCTCTTATTAAATTATCAATAGATTGTGAATCAGATAAATCGCCAGTTACAGTTTTAAATCTGGGGTTATTTAATAAATGGTCTATATTTTTATAGTTTTTAGTAGAGGTTCTTCTAACCATACCGTAAATTTCGTAATCAGTTTTTTCTAATAAAAGATCTGCCATATAACTGCCATCTTGACCAGTTACACCAGTAATTATAACTTTTTTAGACATAATCATTATCGTCGTCCTCTTCAGGGGTATCAAATTTTTCTTGAGTTTTTAGGGCCTCTAAAAAGAATTTTTCAATTTTATTTAAAATATTGTTGTATTTTTCTTGATAAATTTCTGTACTTTCACTTACTTCGTCCTTATTTTGTAGTGCTGAATAAAAAATATTTTTAGGAGAGTTCAATATATCATTAATTATTTTTAAATCTGATTTTGTAATGCTATTATGTGCAAAGTGTTTCCAATTTTTTATAAACTCTTTTTGAACATGTTTTTTTTTAAATTCATTATCTTCATTTATTATTTCAGATATATTATCAAAGCAAAAAAATAACATCGACCACTGTAAGTTGGTCATGAATTTATTTTCTAAAGTTGAGTCCATCGAATCTCTTGCTTCTTTATGAATGTCTTTATTTTTCATTATTTAATTGGACAGGCTCCACTTTCACATTCAATACCTTCCAAAGCTTCATTTCCAATATTTTGAATAATACCAACCAAAGGTTTAACTTTAGACTTTTTAAGTTCATACGATTCTTTCGTGATTTCTTCGTATGGCGCCTGTTTAAATCCATGTTTTTGTCTTAGCAAAAAGCTCACAGATTTAATTCCGGTTTCGTAGTTATCCGAAAGCCACTGTTTAAGAGTCTGAAGTTCATTTTCAGAATAATAAGCCGTAACACTAACAGCATTATCAGACCAAACTTCTTGTAATTTTTTAACCATTTCAAGCTGTTGAACTACACCCATATCATCAGCAAACAATGCTCCGTCTGGAGTTTCGCATGGAAACTCGACAACAACGGTGTCATGATTTTCAGAACCATCGAAGTTAACCGCGTATTCAATATAGTAGCCAAGGTCACGACAATAAGAAACTAATGCATCATTACTTGACATTCTAATCCTACGAGTATAATACTTAGAATACGCAGGGTGAACTCCAGGAGTCGAACCAGCTAGTAAGCTTAGTGTACCACTAGGTTTAATTGTAGTTAGCTTAATACTACGATTCCATCCGCGCTCTTTACTCCACTCTTTATCGAATTTACGAAGCTCTTTATAGCAAGCGTCTAACCAATCAATTTTGTCAATAGATTGGCAAATGCCAGTTACTCCAAGACCAAGACGCATATTTTTATGTACAATTTTATTTGTTTCTTCGTGAATAAACGGAAGTGCTGCAATAGCTTTTTGCGTTTTATACAGGAGTTTAGCACAAATAACCAACTCTTCTTTAGAAGTAATATTATTTAAGTAAAGTTCAGAAAGATTACAGCACTCATAAGAAGCAAGGCTAATCTCTCCACATGGATTTGTTCCAACGACATTATCTTCATCTGTAGGATATAGACTCGAATCTTTCATTAAGCCATCTTTCAAACGGCCATACTTTTGAGAAAGCGGAAGGTTAAAAAATCCATACGGCTCACCTTTAGCAAAGCCTGTTTCCGAATCTAAAATATAACCGTTACTCCAGATTTCATTGGAAATGTGAGAAAAGTCATCTGCATAAATTGTATTATTCGACATCGCGCGCCAGTTTGGAATATTCCCTAAAGACCAATTTTTGGCGCGAAGAAATAGGTAGTCATCTGGATCGCCAATAGCAATTTGTGCGCTACGACGAACATTGCCAGAGACTACAATCCCACCAATAATATTGCAGATATCAAGTACATCAATAGAGCGAAGTTTTTTACCTTCTCTGGATTGGAAGATCTTATTAATTTTTTCTATACCATCTAATAGAATTTGTGGACCACTGGCAACGCCTCCAAAGCC